GTAAAGGAGAGGGAAAAAGAAGCAAAAGGGAGGGAAAAAGAGGTGAGAAAAGCACAGAAAAAAAGAGCGCCCGAACACAAATTAAGAAAAGCAACAAAAGACATTCCCATCCCAATCCAACCCGCCACAGAACAATTAAGAAAAGTGATGAGAGGTGTTATAAATCCCGACCAATTTAAAGCAGTCGCCCACAAATCCAAAGGAAGAGACATTCAAATGTCAGTCAATCGTATGCCTTTATCACGAAATACTCAATATTTAGCAGATATTCGCGCAGAAGTAGAACAAGAACAAGATGAAGCACTTAAAGGAACTCGTGATGAACGCAGAATCCAAGATTTAGAAGAAGTAGAAGCAGAATGGGGGCGATTAGATGCTGGCGACCTTGATGTCGGTGAAGAACCCGAAGGTGCACAACAGGGCGCCGAAGCAGGTGAGGAAGTCGGCGAAGGTGAAGAAGCACAAGTCTTATTGGGTGCAGATTTAATGGCGGATGCAGACACGGACGAGGAACCCGAATGGGACACGCCAGTCGGAAAGGAAACAGGGGAACTCCCAAAAACGGGGAGATATGGAACAAGAAAAGGCGAATTATGGAGAGAAGGAACTGAATACACTTGGGGAGAAGAAGACAAAGCACCTTATACAGAAGAAGAAGATGAAGCATTCGCAAGAGCATTAGACGAAGCAGAACCCAAACCATCTTTGAAAGGTCAAGTTAAAGTCCGCAGTGAAAGACAAGCAAAACCAAGACGCGACACAGACCCCCCACTTCGCAAAGAACATTTACCCGACGAAGAACCCGAACCATTCGGCAAGGAGTCATTCTTACCAACAGAGTCAGGAGCAGAATTATCAAAACCCGAAGGTGAAAGAGTCCCACCTATATCTTCGGGTGCCACACCCTTCGCCGAAGGAGAACAAAGACCCGAAGGAGTTGGATATGAACCTATGCTTGATTTTTCGGGAACACCTCATATGTCAGAATTAAAACCATTGGAGGTTGAGGGAGCAGTCCCTCCCAGCATAGATGTCGCGCCCGAGTATCAGCAGACATCGGAGGTTGGGTTTATTGGAGGATTAGGTAAAATTACCGAAATAACTAAAAAATCAACAGATTTTTATAAGACTAAAAAACAGAGTAAAAAAGACATTAAAGCAGGAAAACCACCCGAATTAGACCTTGGCAAACCAAAGGTCTTCGGCGCCCGCGAAGAAACCGATGAATACCTCCCATTCGCAAGGCAGGAATTAAAACCAACAGAAGAATACAAAAAACTCGCAGAAGGTCGGATAAGTGATGTAAGATTAGGAATGCCTATGAAAGATATTCAAAAAGGGTCTCGCTCACGAGGGACGAGGAGTCGTCGGTGGGGTTTAGATGACCCGACGCTTGAAAAAGGCGAACCTCTTGGATATTGGGGTGGATATAGAAAAGTGAAAGCACCTCTTACCAAGGAAGCAACCAAGAGAAGAGAAGCAGAAACAAAACACGAATTATATGTTAAAAAAGCAAGAGAAAAAGACCCCGAATATCGTGAAGGTCGCCATAAAGGGACAGCATTTAAGTATGGAGAAGGACACGCAGATTGGGAAAGGTCAAAACAACTGAAAAAAAGAGGAGAAGAGACACACCAAATCACAGGAACTCCTTGGACTTCCGCTTCGGGAGAACAAAAGGAACTCACCCTTCCCCTCGGGGAAAGTGGGAGGACTGGTAGAACTACTGCTCGCATATTAAAAACAGACAAAGAATATCAAAGGAAACTCGGTGAAACAGCAACCGAACCTAAATCTGCCGAAGAACTTGACCTTGAAAGATTCCCTATGGGTGCTTATGGAGAACCTGAAAGAACTATCCAACACAGAGAGGGTGGTTTAATTGAAGGGTATGAATATGAATGGCAAAAAGGTAAATACGGAAAAGAGAAAAAGGTATTGGTCGGCACGAAAAAGGCGGAAGAAGGAAGAGTCGTTAGAGAGGAAAAGGTCGGTGGCGCACCAAAACAACCAGTCTATAAGGGAGGACAAGCACCTCCGCGAAGAGGTATTCAAGATATAATGCATAACCTTCAAGCAACCGCTCAACGAGTCCCAAGTGCGATGACGATGACAAGTGGAAGCGAGGTTAAGTCATTCAAAGACACCCAGTTCATTCCGACGCGGACTCCTGCGGGAATCCAAGACCTTGGACTTCACCGAGACCCCAATTTCCCCCGATTCCCAGAAGCATATAAATGGAAAGACGAAGACCCTTTTGCAGGGATGAGTTTGGAGGAGTTTGAAGAGAAGTATGGGTAATTCGCAGAAATAATTTATTATATAAATCATAATATATAATGGAACTCCCAATGGATAAAAGGAAAAAGATAAAGCAACCCAAGGACAAGGATGAAGAAGATAAGGATGAGATATTTGATGCAAGCACACCTCCGCAGATTTTAAAGGTAATTGACCCTCCCAAAGAGAAGATAAAACCACTTCATCCTCATCTCCCCCAAGTCCCTGCACTATTATTGATGATTTCCCCGATTCGCACAGGAAAATCAACAATTATAAATAATTTATTATTAAATAGTGAGTTTTTCGGTCAAGACTTCTTTGATGAAGTTATGTGTATAAGTCCTACAATTTATAATGATAAGACTTCAAGATTTTTAAAAAAAGCATTTGATTGTTATGATGAATATGATGATGCGATTATTGATGGATTAATCGCAAAACAAGAAGGGTTTGAAGACCCACAAGATAGACCTGATGTCGCATTAATTTTAGACGATATTATTGGAGTGATAAGAAGAGAAGCGAGAATTAATCATTTAGCAAGTAGATTTCGTCATTATAATATTAAGTTATTATTAATGAGTTCTCAAAATTACAGAAAAGTAAGTCCTATTATAAGGTCTAATTGCACTAATATGATAATCGGTTCTCCTTTTCCAAATATGAAAGAACTTGGGAAAATTGCCGAGGAGATTGGAGACCAATTTTCAGGTGCGGACAATTTCTTAAAGATTTATTATACAGCGACTCCCAATAAATACGATTTTCTTTATTTAGATTTACAATCAAATCCTCCACTCGCCTATCGTAATTTTGACGAAGTAATAGCAGTTGGCGGACAGCATAGAGAAGGAGAGGGATTTGAGGGAGGTATAGTAGCAGGGAAACAATCAGAGGTAAGTTCATCTCAACCGAAACAACAATATTAATATTTATCTTTTATTTTTATAATATAAACTTAATTATAAAATGGATATAGGGACTTTGAATCAAGCAAATGCCTCTCTTTCTTTTGGAGACAATTGGAATGAATCGGCAAGACAACACAACGACCAAGTCATTAGTAAATATAATGATACAATTAGTCAAGCAAAGACCACATTAAGTTATAAAAAGGGTTTTGGAGAGGCACAAGAAGGAGTCAGTGGGGCGAGTGCTGGATTACAGACTGCTAAAATTGTCGGTCAGGCGAGAAACTTTGATAGTGATATTGCTGGATTCGGGAAAGGAAAAGGGGTAAGTGGTTATTTCTCCCCATTTACCCAAGGACAAGTTCTTAAAGCAAGATTTAAACAAGGACAATCCAAGTTTCAAACCGCTCTCGGAGGAGAAGGAGCAGATGTCAGTTCGGCAAGAGCGATGAATCTAAAAAGGACTGGGACTGCGATGGCGGACAGATATTCACAACCGATAAGGGACGCAAGCGACCCCGAAGTCGCAAAAGCATCGGCGGGTGTTTTTAAAGTCGGCGAAGCAGAAGAGACTTCTGTTGCTGGTGGGTTTATTAAAAAAGGATTAAAGTTCGCTACTGATATGCCAACGAAACAAGTGGGAGCAATCGCGGATATTGGTGGTAAAAGTTTAGGAGTATTTAGTGGAGCGAAAGCGATTTATGATGATACACAAGGAGATTGGAAAAAAGACACGACATTACAAAAAGCGGGGAATGTCGGGGATATGATTGCGGGAGGATTAGATGCTTTAAGTGTCGCCATCCCCGTTCTCGCGCCCGTTGCAGCCGTCGCCTCCGTCGTGAGTGCGGGAGTAGATGTTGCTGGCGCAGAGCAAAGTGAGAAAACACAGGAATCAACAGCAGGGAAAACACAATCGCAAGGTCTCACGGGATACAAGGTTGCTCCTTCGTTGGGTTCGCAAGGTTCAATCGCGAGACAACAAGTTTCGGCATATTAAGAGGTTGTATCCACATAATATTGATACATTTTCAAATCTCTTTCTTCAATATAATCACAGATAGTATAAATTAATTCCCACCAAGTCATATTTTATTAATTTTAATTTTATTTTTTTTTTAAGTTTTTTTCGCTGTGATTTATTTTATAATACTTATTATAAAATGAGTTTCTGGACTGCTGATGACAAAATACCTGTGCAACAAACCAAAGTTAATATTCCCGCCGAACACGGATTAAATTATTCCGCAGGACAAAAGATTAATATTATTGTCCCACCAACTATCAAGTATTTCCAACCGAAAGAATCATATTTAAGATTTGATGTGGAATTAAAACATCAATCGGTTCTTGATTCCGTTAAGTTATGTCTTGATGGAGAAACTGGCGCACAAGTTTTAATCAAGGATATTCGCATCCATTCGGGCGGGTCGGGAGCAGTTTTATTAGAGGAAATCCAAAATTACAATACTCTCGTCGCTCTTAAATATGATTATGAATCTAATGATGCGATTAGAAATAAGAGAGCAATGACGGAAGGATGCCTGACCGCCTCCAACGAACAGCGGGGGACTCGCGGAACTTCAAAAGGAGTTATGAATCAAATGAGACATAATCCTTATTTTGAACCTTATGTTGATAATTCTGCTCTCCCTAATGAAAGGACTTATGTTGGCGATGGAAATAAGGATTGGGGACAAGTGGGTAATGTGCAACCATCCTCTCAATATGTTAAGGCGAAATGTCTTTTGCCCCTTCATACAGGAATATTCCAGTCCCCGAAAGTCTTTCCCAGTCTTTTAACCGAAGGACTCCGTATAGAAATAATTTTGGAAGATGCCAAGAAAGTCTATCGTATTCCCGACCAAATCCATCCAAATCGTAAAAGAAAACTCGGTGCCGTCTTTCACTCCACTTCGGGTGTTGATACGACGCAGACTTCTCCTGTTGCGGGAGCGGGTATTTGGGATGCCACGACCGATAAAATCTTCGTAAGACGCGACAATCAAATGACTTCATTAGAAAATTGCCCCTTCGTCATCGGTCAAAAAATCCAACTCTACAAGACTCTCAATAATGCCGATGGGTCAAACGGATGGGACCCAGCGGGCGGGATTCCCGTTGGTGTTGCGGGAAAGACAAAGAGAATGAAGACTGATGTTCAGATGATTGTGAAGGGTCTTAAAATGTGGGATGCACAGGGGGACGATACATCGCCAGGAGGATATTATGGTCTTTTAGAGATTCAGTTAGATGCAACTGTGAGGAACACTACTGGCGAAAATGTAATCGCAGGTCAGTGGTATGTCGCCGATGATTCAATCTTGGAGTGCACCGCCACGACGGGAGTTGGAAACACTACTGATATTACTAAAATGGAATACACTATCTCAAACACAGAATTAATCTTACAGACTCTTACGATGCCTGCTGGATACACTCAAAAACTCCTCTCTATGATGCAAAGTGGAGGTGCGATGAATTATGATTTCTTATCCTTCACTAATTACAAGTTCTCTCAATTAGCGGGAGACAGAGTAATGAATATGAGACTTCCCTTAAATCAGACAAAAGCGAAGTCAATTCTGTGTGTTCCCACTGATGCTTCTGTCTATTCTATTAGACAGCAGTTATGTGGTGAAGACGCCACAGGGACTTATCAATATATCAATCCTGACAACGACACCCCAGGAGCGACCGCGCAATATCCCGACCAACCTGCCCCTTCCAATTGGACTTATCTTGAAGATTTAGATTTTGATGATGAATATAATGTCTCCAATCGTTCGGGATTAGTTGGGATTGCTGATGAAATAACTGATTATCAGTTCTTCTACAACGGACAACTCAATCCTTCAAGAAAGGTTGAATGTGAGAAGATTTCAAGACGCAGAGGAGTCCAGCAACAGCAATTAGTAGAATTAGAAAAAGCACTCGCTATGGCATCAATTAATCCACTTTCCTTCCTGAAATATCGTAGTAATTTCTGTATTGGTCGCGCTCTCGCTCTTCAACAGGGAGTCTATAATACTGCGGGAAGAGACTTTAACTTACAAGTGAATTATCAATCTACGACCACTCCTATTAAACCGAAATTATGGTGTAATTATGTCGCACACATTAGAAGACTTGTGGTTCAGGGTGATTCCGTTGTCATTCAAATATAGTCTTTACGACTTTTTAATATAATTTTAATCTTTTTTAATAAATATTTTATAGGGTTTATTATAAAATATGAGCGTTCCGACAACAAATCTTCACATAACTCCCAGCAATGTTTTAAGTTCAGGTAAAATCAGTTATAAAGCGGGAAATCCCGTGATTCAGTTTATTATTGGAGAACAGCAGAGGTCATTATTAGGTCAGTCAGTTAGACTTTGTGGTAAGTTTAATATCTTTAAAAACTCTGCCGAAGATTTAGTGAAAGACCAAGCAAATCCAAGTGAAACACTTATTATGAATCCAAGATTAGGAGCATACGCTCTAATAGACCAATTGGTTATTAAGTCTCAAAAGACTCACGCCGTCATAGAACACATTAGACATTATGGACGGATGATGGCGTCATTTATTCCCTACACTTCAAATATAGAAGATGGAATCGGTCATACATCCGAGACTGCTTTAACGATGCCGAATACTGCGTGTATGAAAAGGTCGGTTGTTGAACTCCCATCAGGAGAGACTACAAAGAATAGTTTTTGTATGCATCTCCCGTGCGGATTATTTAACGGGACTTCGGCGATTCCGCTTGATTTAACGGGTGGTCTTTTGGTAGAAATACACCTCGCGCCAGACTCCCAAGTCTTAACAGACACAACTGGTTCTCAAAGCACTTATTCCACCGCATTCTACGAATTGAAGGATGTGAAACTTGTAGCGGAAGCACAGGAAAGCACCCCCGCACTCGGAGTCTCCACATTTGAATATAATTCAGTTTCGTCTTATTTTACTTCCATTAATTCCACGAATGCTATTGTTAATTTCAATTTAGGATTAAATAATGTCTTATCTTGTTTCGCGAATATAATTCCCGCGTCTTATATCAATAACATAGGATTTGATGGATTTGAAACGATGCCTCCCGTGAATATTGGTGGTTCCATCGCGCCAATTAAACAATTAATCTTTACAAGGGGCGGAGAAAAGTTCCCGATAGAATACAATATTGACACAATCCAGAGGGATGACGCCGAGGCGAGACCTTATGACCCTCAATTGCAACGCGAGGGTATGTCCGCTGTCCGTAAGTTTGCGAAGATGTCAAGAACAATAGTTTCACCGAATAATTCATTCAATCAGGATTTCGTCTCCCAAATCACTTCTCGCGATAATGATTATTGTGATGGAGGAAATTGTTTCATTTTAGGATGTAATTATGACTCTATCTCAAATCAAGGTGTTTCCTTTGCCACACAGAACTGGGGAATGAATATGCAGACTGGTCTTACTACTGAAAACCCCCACGCTGTCTTCGTCTTCGTCCATTCTAAAAATACACTTGTCTTTGATGGAAGAGGTGGAATGCAAGTTATTTCGTAGTCTTTTAATTTTATTAATCTTCTTTTTAAAATATTTTATAAGGTTTATTATAAAATATGAGTCAATCTACAAATCCGAATCAAAATGTTATAACTTCTGCTCCGTCAAATCCCGCCCCGACGCCAGGAGCAATCCCCGATTTAATGAAAATCGGGTCAATCCCCGTAAATACTGTGCAGGAAGTAGAGACCGCGATATTAGAACCAGTCGTGAAATCAGACACTTTTGCCAGATTTGTCTTTATGAATAAAGGTCTTCTTCATTCACATTCAAAGGTAGAAATAGGATTATTAAATGCTTCTGTTGAAGCAGTCCTTCCCTTAAATGTCGGTGCATATGGTTTAATTGAAAGAGTTGCTTTAAAGGTTGGTAATCAAACTCTTTGTGAAATTGATGATTTTTCCCAATATTTCGCATATCGCTCCTTATTTATCAGTAATGAAAATCAAAAAGAGAGAGAACAGATGACTACGGGTCGCGCCTTATCTCACCAGTTTGCTTATGCAGACCGAGGCGGGAGCATCGTGAATGGAGCGGTTGTAGGGACTATTGCTCGTGGTGGTGGTGAATCTGATAATATGGCGAGAGATGTTGGATTAGATAATGGTAAGGATGTTAATTCTAATGGGATGCAAGTGCCTTTAACTGCAGCCTTCGGCGACGCTACATCTTTGACTGGAGATTATCCCACACAAGACTGGCAGAATCTTAAACAATTAAAGGCATCTGACCGCAATTTATATCAGTTGTCTTTGTCCGAACTTTGCCCCTTTTTAAGACATAATCAACTTCCTTTATATTTGATGAAGGAACAAGTTTCACTTGAATTACATTTCACTCCCGCAGGTGATTCGGTGAAACAGACGACTCGCGCGTGTATTAAGACGGGAGAAGCGCAGAATAATACCTTTTCAATTGACACTGATAAATTAAGATTAATTAGCGACCACATCTTCTATCCACAGGAACTTATGATTCAGTATGCGAATGCGAATAAGGTATTAAACTTCACTTATGCTGATTATCGGTTGTCTAAATATTCTCAAACGACTGATACTGCATCCACGCAACAGATAAGAAATGTTGGTGGAGCGGGTAGAATCATTAATAAACTCATTTGGGGTCTTTTCTCACAGGCGTCTGTTGATAATACTGAAATGCAATTGATGACTTCTAATCATCCAGAGGGATGCGATAGAACCTACACCGCAGGACCTCCCGTCGGTGATTCCGCAGACACAAATAATAGTGCGACCTTTAATGTAAAATATAATGACGCCTTTGAATATCCTATTGATGTTGATAATACTGCTCGCCATTTCCATAATGTTAATCAGGCGGAGGGAATGATTCCTTTTGTGAATCGCGAGGAATATTCAAATGAAGGTGAATCCCTTTCGGCGCGGACTTTTAATAAACACCCGATTGACACATCATTAGGAAACGAGTTCTTTTGGGGAGCGTGTCGCTTAACCAAACAGCAGAGAATTAATAGTAGAGGGATTGAATTATATTTCAGTCAGCAGATGAGGGCAAATGCAAGTGGATGGGTTCAAAGAGTCTGGTTAGAAGTGATGAGGACTGCCACTCTTCAAAATGGATATACAGAATGTTATTTTGCTTAAAATAAAATAAAATAAATAGATAATGATGTCAGAAGATATATCTTGTATGATGATAGATGTAATAAAAGATACATTAGATACTTGTGATTGGCAGGAATGTAGTGAAATGTGCCGAACTTATCTGTGGCAGGTTGCTTTTGAGTGTCCTGTCGTTTTTCATAATGAGACTTATAAGTCTTTATGGGATACATTGATTCATATTTGTTTCCCTAAACATTAACTTTTCTCCCTATGTTTTTTTATGTTGATATTTATATGTTCTTAATATATATAAATGTCAGGAGACCGACCAGTTCATCTTACTACCGACCCTTACACTGATACGACAATAATAGATTGTAATAGGAATTGTTCTTTGGAAGCGGATATGGGAAATAATGAGATTCCTGCCTTATGGACGAATAAACAAGGGACGGGATTAAAGTTAAATGCTGGTGATAAAGTCGCCATTCATTCTTGTTATATTAATGAGATTGGAAATACTGATGGGACGATTGAGTTTAAGGGCGAAACTTTAAAAAATAGTAGGGGTGAAGAAATCACTTATGAATTAGAAGAAACACGAACAGACCTCTCACAACCGATGCCCTTGGATGATTGTTTTAAAACGAAGGAGATGAAACCTTGGGGAACTACTGAACCTGCAATTGGGGATGAGTGGAAGTGGGGAGAAATATGTGGAGACACATTCAAGCAGATTCTTCAACCTTATGGGAATCAGCAAGCGGATTGTGATAATGTAAGACAGAGTTTCGTGATGAAGGATAATGAAATGAACTTTCAAGTTTCTTATTATAAGACTGCGAATGGTGAAAATTATTTTCATCTCCCACGAAGATTTGATTGTATGAATGGTCGCACTTTCGGACCTCCGACAGGTGGGGGAGTCGCAACTGCTAAAATGTCTGCGAGAATCCCTAATGAAGAAGATACATTAGTTTGGGCGTATAAAGGGATGCAATGGAGTTCTGTTCCGTCGGAGCAAAGTGCGGGAGCGGGAGGTATAGGATATAGTGATAGTGGTGCGAATGGATTACCGAATGCTGATGTAAGAGTTCAAAGTCAAGTTGAGGATGATTGGTTTTTTCTTCATCAAGCAAGGACTCCCAAAAAAGGCATTTTATCCACAGCGCAGGATGGAGCAGGTGAGGGAGTGGATGGTGGTTTAAATATGTTAGGGACGACGCGAAGATATAGATGGAAGCACGATAATAGTAGATATATGATATTCAAAAAAGAGCGCACTTATTTCGCTACTGCTCCTCAATTTACCGAGTTTCTTGATGGAGACCAAGTTGGGAAGGGAGCAGGGATTACAATTGCTAATTTAAAAGGTTCAAAAACGAATGATTTTGTTGATTATTTACCCGAAGGTGTCGGACCGATTGACGGACATATCGCGCATCCTGATAGTGATTATCACGCACATAATTCGGTTCATTATTGGAATGTGAGAGACCCAGCGTGCACATCTAATTGGAAACCTTATTATGAAATCAAGAATATCACATTAGATACTGGTTATTCTTCACCCGAAGATATTGCTGAAAAAATATCAACGACTCTTAATAAAACTGGTAAAATGTCAGAGATATGGGCGAGAGTTGGGGAAAGGAACGCAACCCATTTTCCCGATAATAAACCAACGATGGGGACGAATCAGTTGGGAGTCGCTCATCAGTTAGTTGGATTGAAGAAAGATGGTGAAGTATTCAAGTCTTTTTATAGCACAAATCACGGACATTTTAATTCAGGAAATTGTAAGGAATATTATGTTGAATCGGCAGATGGGACATCGGGAAACTTCCCTGAATTAGAAGCGGGGGGAGTCCGTTATATGTCCGCGTATCATTATATAGGTGTGAAACGACCTGACTTATGGATTACGGGAAGAGCGTTTTGTGATGATGCTTTGGGTGTTTCCGCAGATGGAGGAATACAGACAACTTGGGGACAAGTTCCCGAGTTCAACCTTCATCCTGATAGACCAAGGATTCAATGGCAACATAGACACGACCCTAAACTCTCTCACATTTGCACTACGATTCCGTGGTCTAAAAGGTTTTTATTTAATGAGTGGATTAAGGCACAAGGGAAATATCCTGAATTATTTAATTATCGTTGGAGTAATATTGGTAATACTGAAACTCCTTCTGCGATGACAGATAAAGTCTCCAAAGAAGAGTTCCAAATGGGTAATAAAGATACGGGTGAAACTTATGCGAGATTTATACATTTTGATATAGTCCCCGATGATTCGCCGAATTGGGATATTAATGTCGGTGGAGTTAATAAACTTCATCATTCTTCACGCAGATTAGGATGTGATAATTATAATAAAACTACTAACACAGACCCATCTATTACGACTGCCGAGACTTATACTGGATTTCCTTGGACTACACCTGCGACTGTTCCGCCGACGACCGATGGGACAAAAGCACCTAATTTGGGAGGGCAAATCCCTTTCTATGATTTGTCTTCTGCTCCTTTATGGTTTTATTACGACCAATCAAGAGCAGAATTAGATGAGGGAGGGGCGAATCTGGATAGTTCTTTTGATAGTCTTAATCACGGATATATGATGAAATATAATCCTGTGGTGGAGGGTGATGGAGATGATGATAATGATTATATAGCATTCAATACTTATCATATTGGCGGAATCCCTAATTTCTTCTTTTGGGACCAAGGAAATCCTTTATCTGACCCCGCAAACTTACCCATCCCTATGACATTAGGATATAATCATCATATAGGAATTGATAGACATTTTAATGCTTATGGGACTAAATGTATAATGCCTTATTCAGGATATTTGAATGCGATTCAAGATTGTGAAGAAGGAGGGACTACGAAAAATAAACCTCAATTTTCGTATGTCTCTACTCCTGGGGCGATGTCAATTCCCACAGGACTTCAACCATCTCCAACGAGCGGACAAGTTGAACCCGTCTGGCAGTATGCTTTGCATACTATGATGGGAGCAAATAGTATAAGTTGCTCTTATGATAGTGAAAAACAGAAACGCTTTTCATTTGGCGACCTTCATACGACTGAATATATCGGTAATAATTATAATGCTGGCAGTGATGCGACTGACCCTTTGGTTGCTGACGCATCCACTCCTGTTTATAAAATTAACAAGCGATTAGGTGGTTCAACCTTTTGTCCTGAAATGACCCCTTATCATACTGATATTACGACAATCCAAAAAGACAATAATGATAATGAAATTGAAATCTCAACGACTAATTTTAATTTAGACCAATGGAAGACTATTTTTGATGCTTCTTCGGGTGTAATGTTTGAGGAGTTTGGAGGGACTGCGGAGAATAGGAAGTTTTGGCATAAATGTCTGTGGGGTTTATTAGGATTTTCCTACGAACAATTTAATTATAAATATGATGATACTAATTTGAATATTAAAGATAGACAGACAAGGAATACTCGTGTGAATCCTGATAATCAAGGAGAGACTCCTTTTATTTTTACGAATGCTTTGGTGAAATCCTCTGATGTTTCAACTTATCCAACGAATCCTTTTGGTGCTGAATTATTCACGGAACAAGCGCCGTCGGGTGGGACGATATGGATAGGGAAGGAAGCGAGTGCTGGTGAAAAAGTCCATTTCGCGAACAATCCAGCAATATCCGTAGATGCCACATCAATCTCTATTAAGGCGGAGGAACAACCGACAAAGATGTTAAAACCTTATTATTTAATTAAATCAAATATCGTTGGGGATATGAAATATATTGGAGCGGGACATCACACAGAAGGAGGGCAACTTCTTCCTATTGTAGGAGTTGTGAATAAGATGAATGGATTTGGTGATTATTATTTTCAAACGGATACAAAAAACGAATTCACAATCACTAACCCGATGACTCTTTCAGAAATAACAACAGCGATTCACGACCCTGATATGAGTTTTGCTCGTGTGGATAAGAATAGTGCTGTCTTATATGTCATTCAAAAACAGAATACGAATCAATTAAATGTTGTCGGTCAAATGATTGCGAGTAAAGAATTAGACCCGACTAAACCACCTCTCGCTCCTATACAGATGGACGCGAAGGCGTATAATGAATATTTTAAGACTTTTATTGCTGGGAGAAATCCAGTCCCTCCTTTGACAGGATTAGATGGAACACCTCCTCCTCCCGTCCCTCCTGAAACTGATGTAATGGGAACTCCTATGACTCCTGAACCTGAACTTGGAGGAATGTTGGCGAGGCATTTGGGATTGAGAGCAGGTGAAGAGGCAGTAGCAGTGGAGGGGATGAGACCAAGTCCAGAGGGAGTGGCAGACCCTATGCTTCTTCAAGGTCTTGAAGGACGGGCGATGACTCGGTCTCTTACAAGGTCAGTGGAAAAAGCACGAGGAGAACAGGAACGGGCAGGAGCAGGATTGAGGCGAAGATTTCAGGCAGAGGGAACAGAACCCTCAATTGTGGCGAGAGCGCACGAATGGGCGAGAGCACGAGGGGAACCTTCGGGGAATATCACTCCAACAAGTCGTCGGTCTCAAAGTATTTCAGGATTTACTGAATCACCAGCACACTCTCACACTCACACGGCGACAACTCACCACACTCACCACACAGAAGGGTCGGCACCAGTATCAGTCCCTTCATCACACCTCGCGCCAGCACAACCAAGAGCAGACCCTCCACCGATGAAATTATAAAGACCCATAAAACAACCGATATAT